ATTTTAACTTTTTTTTTAATAAACGCTTGACTAAGTTTAAAAATTATGTTATGTAAGGGGCATACTATATTATTCCTATATGATTATAGGTAATTATTCTATACGTTAAAGGTACAAGAATACTAAATGCCGTTCGCAGCCACAACCATTTCAGCACTGAAAAATAGCATGAGACCTCCGAGGCAGGATAACCGTCCTAACTCGTATCGTCGTGGCTACGGTGGAAAAAGGTGGCATTTATTCCGTAGAGACGTTTTTTTACGCGACAACTATATATGCAGGGAATGCGGTAAAGTTGTTATTGACAAACACAAAGATTTGAGCAAGAGGCCCCACTGCGATCATATCTCTCCACATAAAGGCAATAAAGTATTGATGTGGTCCCTGCTTAATGCTCAAACTCTTTGCGGCGGTTGTCATAGTAGAAAAACTGCCAGAGAAGATGGAGGTTTCGGTAATGGCTAAACCAGGACCAGCACCAACACCAACCAAAATCCTCAACATGAGAGGTGCGTGGCGTGGAAAAGCAAGGTCGGAAGACGAGCCAGAAGCTGTTGGCAAGCTTGCGTGTCCACAATGGCTCAAAGGCGACGCCAGAAAGATTTGGAAAAAAGTATCTGTTCAACTGACAGCATTGGGGCTTGTAGGAACTGTTGATTCACACATGCTGGCTAGATACTGTGCTTTGTTCCAGAGATGGCTTGACTGTGAAGAATTCATCAGAAAAAACGGTATGACGTATATCTGTAACGGAAAAGATGCAGATTACGAGAAAGAATATCCTCAAGTAGCCAGATCGCTAAGTGTTCACAATGAATTAGCGAAAGTAGAAAGAAACTTCGGTATGTCTCCGTCAGCTAGAGTCACCTTGGTTCCTCAAAAGACTGATAAGAAAGACACTAGTGACAACAAAGATCGCTACTTCAAAACTGGTTAAACATTGGGATCGCGTTCGGTTAATGATACCGAACTATGATTGCACTGCCAATGCTGGAGCGTGTGAGTTTGATTACCAAGCTGCACAGGATGCGGTCGATTTCTTCACTGACCACTTACAATTAATAGAAGGTGAGTGCGCCAATAGGCCATTCATGCTTGAGGAGTGGCAGCAAGCTATCCTTGGAAATCTATTTGGCTGGAAAAGGCCAGATGGAACAAGGAGATATAGAACGTCTTTCATCTTCGTATCGAGGAAAAATGGAAAATCTCCGTATGCAGCAGGAATAATAAACTACGTTGCATTCTGCGATGGAGAAGCTGGAGCACAAATATACTCAGCAGCTGGTGAAAAAGAACAAGCTGCTCTTGTTTTCCGTCATTGTGCTGGCATGATACAACGTAACCCTGCTTTGGAAGCAAAGTGCAGAATATACAGAACGTTTAAAAGTATTGAATTCTACGGTGGAACTTGTTTTTATAAAGCCATTTCCGCCGATGCCAAAACGAAACACGGCTTCAACGCACACTGCATCGTTGTTGATGAGTTACATGTCCAGAGAAACAGGGAGCTTGTTGACACGCTTGTCACTTCAACTGCCTCAAGATTGCAGCCTTTAACTATCCACATTACAACAGCTGGCTACGACAAGCACTCAATTTGCTATGAAATATACGATCAAGCAAAAAGAGTTATGGAGAATGACGGTGCTGATGATGACGAATTCTTGCCAGTAGTATACGAAGCGGCAGAAGATGACGACTGGACTGACGAAAAAGTTTGGGAGAAAGCAAACCCAAATCTAGACATTTCTGTATCCAGGGATTATCTGCGAAAGGCGTGCGAACATGCCAAAAGAGTTCCTGCCTATGAAAACACATTCAAAAGATTACACCTAAATATTTGGACAGAGCAAGATGTACGATGGCTACCAATGAGAGACTGGGACGCCGCGCCAAAGGTAAATATAACAGAAGATTTCCTCCGAGGAAGGCCTTGTATTGCGGGGCTGGACCTGTCTAGCCGTAAAGATATAACGTCGTTGGTGCTCTTATTTCCATTAGATGACAACACGTTCTACTTGCAACCGCATTTCTGGATACCGCGTGACAACGCTGTCCAGAGAGAGCATACAGACAGAGTTCCTTATCTCACTTGGGAGCGTCAGGGATTCCTCAACGCAACAGAGGGGAATACAATAGATTATAACCGTGTAGGAGAAACACTTTTAAACGTAATGGGGCGTTATGATGTCCAGAAAATCGCGTTTGACAGGGTGTTTTTTGACGGAATTAAGCAAATATTGGACGGTCAAGGCGTTCCTGTTGACAAACTCATAGAGTTTGGCCAGGGATTCTTATCTATGAGCGGTCCTACAAAAGAATTTGAAGCTATGGTGTTATCTAGAAGGATTGTCCACAACGACAATCCAGTATTAAGATGGATGGCATCTAATGCAGCAATAGACATGGACGCAGCGGGCAATATTAAACCAAGCAAGAAACTTGCAAGGGAGAAGATCGACGGAATAGTTGCCGCAATCATGGCTATGGGTCTCCATCTAACGTTACAACCAGATCGGCCCTCTGTATACGAAGATCGAGGTATAATATCTCTATGATATTTATAGATAAGATAAAAAGCGTTTTTACTAGAAGCACCTCGTCTAATCCTTCAAAGTGGCTTGTTGACTGGATAAGCGGTGGTACTGGGTCTTCTTCTGGCGTTAAAGTAAACGAAGAGTCGGCTCTAAAGTTTGTTCCGTTCTGGGCTGCTGTTAGAGTTATTTCTGGAACTTTGTCGTCTCTACCTTTCCAAGTATATAAAAGGAATCCAGAAGGCGGAAAAGAAAAGATTGTAAACCACAGAGTGTACGATCTTTTGCATAACAGGCCTAATCCATACATGGACGCGATAACGTTAATCGAAACCAGAATGGCACATGTGCTTACATATGGCAACGGCTATGCTGAGATACAACGTGACGGCGCGGGAAGGCCTGTTGCTTTGTGGCCACTTCTTCCAGACAGGACTGCAAGGAAAGTCGATAGTTCTGGCGTTCCTTACTATGAAGTAATGTTAGGTGATGGAAGCACTGTCGATATTCCAGACTATAACGTTTTGCACATAAAAGGCCTAGGTTTTGATGGATATACTGGGTACAACGTAGTCGATTATAACAAAGAAGCGATTGGTTATGGTGTTGCTGTTAAAGAATACGGCTCACGTTTCTTTGGCCAAGACGCTAACCCAGGTGGCGTATTAGAGTATCCAAACGCACTATCAGATAACGCACTAAAACATCTTCAAGAGTCTTGGACAAGCCGACATTCAGGATTAAGCAATAAACACAGAATCCAGGTACTCGAAGAGGGTGCTAAATGGTCTCCGATTGGTGTTAATCCAGATAAGGCCCAAGCTCTTGAGGTTCAGAGATTTTCTGTAGATGATATATCTAGAATCTTCAATATACCTCCTCATAAACTAGGCTCTATGGATAGGGCCACTTTCTGCTTGCCAGCAGACGTGGAAGTGTACACAGAAGGTGGTAATAAGTCTATATCCGACATTAAAACAGGAGAGCTTGTTTGGAGTTTAAATGAGGATAAAAAATGGGAATTATCACCAGTTTTGAGGTCTGAATGCACAGGCGAAGACGAGATACTTAATATTCGCACCACAAATCGCAGTTTCCGAGCAAATGCTAGGCACAGGGTGCTAGTAAGAAGGAAGTACCCAGTAACTAAAAAAGCTAATGGTAGTCGGCAAAGGGTTGAATGGAAAGACGAGTACGTTCAGGCTGGAGACCTACAGGTTGGAGACACTATTGTAACCGCAAAAGAGTTGCCTTCTGGCGGCGTGAACATTGTTGACGGTAGAGAGTTAACAAAAGAGTTTATGGAGATTTGTGGTTTAATACTTGGTGACGGAAATGTGTACGATGGATCGGTGTCTATTGCCAGGGCTAATAATGCCAGGTATATGGATTATTATAGGTGTGCTATAAAGGAAACATTTGTTTCGTATAGCACAGGTTTGGGCGAAAATGTCGGAACAGTTACCACGTTAAGGCCTGTACATGTACAAGAAGGCGATAGGCAGACAAGATTCTCTTCTGTCTTAGCCGCAAGGGAGTTAAAAAAACTTGGCTTGAGTGGAACAGCTAGAACTAAGAGAGTTCCTGGGTGGGTGTTTACGGCAAGCAAAGACATGAGGCTGTCATTTGTAAGGGGCTTCTTAGACGCTGATGGGTCTGTTGACAAAAAAGGCAGGATGAGTTTTTCATCATGCAATGAGTTTATGCTATCCCAAATTAGGCATTTATGTATTGGGTGTGGAATTCCTGTAACAAACCTAAGGTGTCAAGAAGGGATTGCGACGCTCCCAAATAAAGAATTGATTGCTTATAAACAATACTGTTTTACATGCTCAGATCCTGGTAGTAATAAGAATATAGGCACTAACGATCCTAAGTATGTAGATAGAATTGCAAAAGGAAAACCATTTAGCAAAAAAGATAGAAAATATCCGTGGTTTGGTGGCAAAGGGTTTGATATTGAAGGTTGCTCTTTAGCCAGAATCTCTAGCATAGAGATTGATCCAGTTGAAAAAGTTTACGACTTAGAAGTTGCTAACACGCACTCTTTTATTGCTAACGGTGTTGTAGTTCATAACTCAAACATTGAAGAGCAGAATATCGACTTTATCCAGTCTACAATGCTATATTGGTTCCGAAAGTGGGAATCAGAGGTAAATTATAAGTTATTCATGCCAAGTGAGCAGAAAACAGCCTTCGCTGAGATCCTCGTTGACGCGATGTTACGTGGCAACATCAAGGACAGATATGCAGCCTACGCTGTTGCAAGGCAGTGGGGCTTCTTGAGTGTAAACGACATACGTGGAAAAGAGAACATGAATCCTCTGGGTCCAGAAGGTGACATTTACTTGCAGCCAATGAACATGGTTCCTGCTGGAACTGAGCCAGAAGATGGTAGTGACAATGATTCTACTGACGAAGAAACACCAGATGCAGAGTCAGAGTTCAAAAATATGCTCAAAGAGCAGTTTAACAGGGTAGTTACGAAGCAAAAAGGCAAGAAATACGACGTAAAACAGAGAGAATGGGCATATAAGATCATGATTTCTTCTGTTAGAGCATTGGTTGCAGTTTTGCCAAGTGACAACGTGACAGCGCACGAAGCACTCTCTAAGACGTTAGTTAAATATCTTAATGATGAACGAAAAATAAACGAGTCAGATGCTGAAAGCTTCGCAGACGAGCTTATAAGCTTAATAGGTGGTTCTGTATGATTTGCAAGAAGTGTGAGATAGATAAGGCTGAGACGGAGTTTTATCAAAAAAACAAACAGTGCAAAAAATGTGTAGACGAAGTTCATCGTAAATGGATGAAAAAAAACAAAGAAAAAGTCTTAGCTTACGATAAAAAAAAGAGAGAAAAAAATAGAGAGAAAGTTCGTAGAAGCTCTAGAGATCATTATCACTCCAATAAAGAAAAATGTCTAGCTCGCAGCATGAAATGGAAAGAAGATAATAAAGATAAAGTTCTTGAATATAAAAGGGCTTGGGTGAAAGAAAAAAGAAAAACAGATCCAATGTTTAGGCTTTCAAAAAACACAAGCAGTGCAGTATACAAAGCAATTAAAAGTAATAAAGACAATAGGAAATGGCAAAAATTGACAGGTTATACGCTAAAAGAGATGGTAAGACACTTAGAATCTCAGTTTAAAAGCGGCATGGATTGGGATAACTATGGAGACTGGCACGTTGATCATATACGACCTGTCTCATCATTCAATTTCACAAAGCCAGAAGACGAAGAATTCAAACAATGCTGGGCATTGTCAAACCTACAGCCATTATGGGCTAAAGACAATTTATCAAAAGGAAGTAAGTGGGTCGCTTAAGGCTTTAAATAAAAGAGGAATTTCAAATGGATAACAAAGAAATAAGAGTATTACAGTCAAATGATGTCGAACTTAGGGTAGATGAAAAAGAGCCAAATAAAATTTTTGGGTATGCTGCCAAATTCGATTCAGCCTCTCGTGATTTAGGCGGCTTCGTTGAGTATATAGACAAAAACGCGTTTAAAGAAGCTCTTAAAAACCCAGACACAGTCGCTGTCAAAAATCATGACTCAAATTTGATACTTGGGAGGACGAAGAACGGAACACTTAGAATGTCTACCGATTCGATTGGTTTAAAGTTCGAAGTCGATATGCCTAACACGACAATTGGAAAAGATACGTTAGAAGAAGTTAGGCGTGGAGATATTGATGGGTGTAGTTTTGCATTCACCGTCACAGAAGATTCATGGAGATATTGCGACGATGATACGGTAGAGCGAACAATATTACAGGTTGGTGAATTAATAGATGTCTCAGCGGTACTTCATCCAGCATATCCAGATACATCAGTTGCGGTAAGGTCTCTTGATGCTTTTAAAGACCACGTAGATCTCGAAAAAAAGAGTCTTAAAAACGGGCATGAATCTACCCTCAGCGTCGAGACTGAGCCAGAAACTGAAGAAGAAGTCAGATCAACAGAAATAGTTGAAACTGACGAAGAGGCCAAAGAGAGGCAACGACTTGTCGAGATTGGCTACAGACGTGCAGGTAGGATTATTAATAGATGCAGGACAGCCAATGCTGAATCTGCAAATGGAAGTCGAGTATAATAAAAATTAACACATATTTTAGGAGTTTTAAAAATGACAGTTATTGAACTTAGAGAACTTGCTGCTCGCCATGCAGAAGATGCACGTGCGATTAAGGATAAAGTAGACTCTGAAAGCCGTGGTATGTCTGCGGAAGAGGCTGAGCAGTTTGACAGTTTCTTGAAGAAATCTGACTCTGTAGAAGCTGAAGCAGATCGTCAGGAACGTCTTGAGAGAACTGAATCTCGATTGGCTACACCCAAGGATGCCGCCACTAAGCCCGTAATCGCTACGGCTGGCAAGATTGCCCCTGTTACGGCAAGTATGTATCGTTTTGGCACTCTCCGGTCCTTTACTGGCCAGAATGCTGAACGAGACGCTTACTCATGCGGCAAGTGGATCATGGCTACGATGATGAATAACGCCGATGCTCGACAGTGGTGTCGTGAACATGGTATTGAGACTCGCGTACAAACTGAAGGCGTTAATAGTGCTGGTGGTTTTGTGGTTCCTGATGTTATGGAACGTGCGATTATCGACCTGCGTGAAATGTATGGTAACGCTCGCCAGAATTGCCGAACAATGCCTATGTCAAGCGATCACACGATTGTTCCTCGTCGAACAGGTGGGGTTACTGCCTACTTCGTTGGTGAGACTAGTGAGATCACCGCTAGCGACAAGTCTTGGAATCAGGTTGAGTTGACAGCTAAGAAACTGGCCGCTTTGACTCGCATGAGTTCTGATTTGAACGAAGATACCATTATCAATATGGCTGACGATCTTGCCAGTGAAATGGCATACTCATTTGCTGCCAAAGAAGACGCATGTTGCCTTGATGGAGACGGAACTTCGACTTACGGCGGAATGACTGGTATTCTTGTCAAGATGATTGACGGTAGCCATGCTGGTTCTTACGTTGAAGCTGCTGCTGCTGGCGACGAATGGTCTGAGATTGACAAATCTGACCTAACTAACGTCATGGCGGCTCTGCCTAAGTACGCAAGAGTTGGTGCTAAGTGGCACTGTTCTCCTCTTGCCAAGGTTTCCGTGTTTGATCGGTTGCTGATGGATGCTGGTGGTAACACTAACCAGAACTTGGCTTCTGGCCAGCCTGCAATGTATGCTGGTTATCCAATCGAAGAGTGGGCCGCGATGCCTACAACCGATGCTGGTGCTGCACTTAATGCCAAGATCATGATGTTCTTTGGTAATATGGGCCTGTCAAGTACATTCGGAAACCGTCGAGGTATCACAGTCAAGGTCAGCGACCAACGATACATTGAGTACGATCAAATCGCAATCCAAGCTACTGAGAGATTCTGTATCAACCATCATGACATTGGTGGTGACACTGGCGTCCGTGGCCCCGTTGTTGGTTTGCTTGGCAATACCTAAGAAACCTTTAGCTAGGGCAGAGTCCCTGCCCTAGCTTTATTTAACAACTTACAATAAAAAAGGAGAACTATAATGGTTCCTAGTAACACTAAAACAATC